CGGAGAGGTGGATGAGTGGTTTAAGTCGCACGCCTGGAAAGCGTGTGTGGGATAACATCCCACCGCGGGTTCGAATCCCGCCCTCTCCGCCAACATCCTTCTCGCCGTATCTGTATCAAGCGAAACTTGATCACAGACCCATCAAGCACGGCCACCAAGAGATCAATCCGCGAATCGATAGGTGATAGAACACCCGCCACTTGGGGGAGCAAGTCAGCGCCGCGTCTGTTGCTACTTTAGGAAGATCAGCACCACCAATGCTGTAAGCGCGCGCGCGTTTTGGCACCGTTTTTGCGCGGGATTTGACATAGCCAATAGGCGCCGAAACGGCTATCCAAAAGCCATAGGCCCGCGCGCGTTGTTGATCCCTGTGCTTAGGCCCGACTTGGTCCTGGCCAGGAGTCCAATTTCAGACTGTTAAAGAGTACTGCCTCACCGGCTATTTTGCCGGCAATGGCACAAAGCTTCCGAGGCCGGCGAGCCGGCAAAGATCGTCATTCTGCCGCGCGGCTTGAGACTGTAACGCGGCACGCAATGACTCCGGCAGCTGGTTGAGCGTCTGCCAGTTGTCGTAGTGCCTGCATTCCACGCACCGATTGTTGCTGCCCCCGAGGCAATAAGTCTTCACCTAAAACCTGGCCTTGATCTGTACCCCGATCGTCTCGGGCGTCTTTCCCGGTATCCTTGGGATGTAGTGGACGTTCGCGCCGACGTACCTACCCTCGATCCGCGCGAGACACGCCGCCGCAGGGCCGATGCGGCCACCGTGATATTCAGGGTAACCATTGATCAAGCCAGCCTCTACACCGAGGCGCACCAACCCGAATTGCAACGGCGCATAGCCGACCATCCCGAATCCGCTGTTGCGATTCATTGAGTTGCGAAAGAAACCGACCGCATAGCTCATTGCGCCGTCGGTGCGCTCGATGCCTATGCCAAAGTTGTGCGTGTTGTAGTCGCGGTCTGGCTTGATATGTACGCTCCCGACGCTGGCGACCGCCCAAGTTGACGCGCTAGATACCGTTTGGACCGCGCGGCCGACCGCGGCGATCTGTTCCGCTTCGCCCTTGTCGGCCTGCGCGGCCGGCATGTTGCACCACATAGCAACCAGCGTTATCAGCCAGGTGACGAATAGAGCGAGAAGTCTCATGGTAGTTTCTTTCCACCCCGCACTGGAGGATCAGATTAGCGATGTACCGGCTGCCATCACGAAAGCTCTCGAATCGCAGGCCAACACGCTCAAGAAATCTGCTCGCGCAGTTCCTGTAACTGCGCTTCAATGGCAGCGATCTTGGCCAGAGCTATATCTTTCGCGCTGGCCGGAGTCTCGATCGGTTCGGCATATTTCTGCAGAACCCACTTGTAGCCGGTGAAATTCGGCCGCATGTCGCCATCGACCGCCATCGGCACAACGTCCGTTTCCCGTCCTGGAATTGGTGTGTCGGTCAGCCAGCCGTGTTCGTCGTAGTAGTACATTCTCGGCACCTATCTGATCCGGTAGTAGTTTTGGCCACTGACGCCCGACGCGACCGGCAGAACGTTGGCGATAACAGTCTGCGGCGGCGTCAGCGTCACGTCGGCCACGCGCAATAGCTTGCTTTGAACCCCTGCAGTCCACAGACCGACGAAATAGACGCCGTTGGAGTACGGGCAGGCAATTGAACCGCCGCCGATGTACTTGCCCTCGGTCCAAGCAATGCCATTTGTCGAGTAGAAGACCCGGTGCAGGAAACGGGCGACGAAGCGAGTGCCGTCCCAATAGAGGATCGAAGGGCCAACATTGGTTGTAAGCGTGCTCGATATGTAGCCGTGATTGGCCCACGTCAGTCCGTCAGTCGTCGTGCAGAAGAACCCCATGTTGCCTACGCAGACAGTGACAGTGGCGTTGGATGCAAACTTCCGAGCATTGCCAAGCTTGCTCACGTAAGGTGCGAACGTGGCTTGGGTAGACCGCGTAGTGAACGTCGCGCCAGTTGGCGACGTGTTATAGACGGTATTGCCATTCGCGCCGGCAATGAACAGTCCGGCCCCAGCGTTGTAGGTAACCCAGCCTTGATTGTTGGGACCGGACGATGCTGAGTTCATTGCTGACGAGTTCGACGCACCCGTCCAGGTGTCTCCACCATCGGTGGAATACTGTGTCGCGACACCGGTACTCGCGCCGAAGATGACGATGTTGTTCGCACCGTCGGAAGCCGCGTCCAACCCATCGACATTGTTCGCAAAATTTTTACTCGTCCAGGTGACGCCACCATCGGTGGAATAGATAACTCCATTTGTCGTGGTCGCCCTTGCCCAGGCGAAGAACTTGCCGGCGGTGAAAACAATTGCTTCGTAATTGATCGGTGAGTTCGGAAACGTTCTCTTGGTCCATGTCGCGCCATCTGACGAGGTGTAATAGGTGTAGCCGTTCGTCGAATCACCTTCCCATGCGCTTGTGCAATACTTCCCTGTGCCAGGATCGTAAGCAATGCTTGGCAGACTCGCGTTCGGCGCCCACAGGCCGCCGTTCGGACCGGCCATCAGCGGATGCGGTGACAGCATTGAATCAGGCAGGTACGAATAGTCGGACGTGTAAGCGAACGGTGCAGTCGGTGTGCTGGCAAGCCATTCGCTTCCGTCCGCAGCAGTGATCTTGTCACCACACCAAAGCTGCGTTGTGGCAGCACCGAGCGGGAAACCTTTGCCGTAAAACTGCGCGAGATTCATTTATGCAAGCCCCCATGTCGTGCCGTCGAAGACGAAATTCACCTCGACGTTGTTGTCGCTGATTGTCAGATTCGCGGCGACTCCCATGATGGTCTGGCCGTTGCGCGCTACCGTGAGATTGTTGGTCGAAGCCGACGGTCCAGAGCCAATTCGTACGGCATCACCGGTCGTTGGGGTCTCTGGCAGTGTCGCTATGAGAGCAGCGCCGCTCGAATCGCAGTAGTAGGCATTGTTTTTGACGGCCGTAAAATCTGTGGTCTTGACGATCCAGATACCTGCCGGCGCTCCACTCTCAACAATAGAGCCGATGCCCTGGACATAGGTGACAAGACCATTCCACTTCGCCAAGTAATCGAGTTCGAGCAACGAATGGAGCAGCGACGACAGATCGGCCATGTCAGATTTCCTCGACCTGGAATTGCGCGGCGTAGACGCCGTACACAGGATGCACTAGTGGCGGGATCGACGAGAACTTGCACACGGCCGAATAGTCACGCTCCTTTGCGCCGCCGACCGTTGGGTAGCACGAAACGAAGAAATCCTTGCGGCGGCCGAGCACGCGCGTCAACTCCGTTACTCGCGCCCGCTCTCCATCATTTAGCCGATTGAGCGAAAACTTGATTCTCCGAAATGATTCAGTGTTCTCGCTCCGAAGAGACCCGCCTTCCGTGCGGGAACTTTGCGTGCCTTCGTCCCACGCCATCTCAACGCCGTAGCTGAAATTATTGAGCGGTTCAAAATGCCGCCCCAGTACTAGGCGGGACGCTTGCAGATAACCAGCGGCGTTGCTCCCATCCGAAAGCGTGAGTCGGAAAGAGCGACACCACAAAGCGTCAAACCAGATCGAGGTAAACGCCCACTCCCAGCCGGTAAAGACGCTCGTGGCCAGCGGGTCATAGACTAAGTCCATATCCCCAAGTGCCTTGATCGGATGCGCGTCGACTGCGCCGGAGTCGTAGAGAAGCGAGCCAGTTTGACTTGCGCCGGAGAATAGCTCGAGCTGCACAGTTCCGTCACTGGTCAAATTGTGGCGATACAGGGTGCAGTGAGACAAGCATCGATCGGCACTCCAGGTGCCCAATATTTCTTGGTCTGCCGTGCTGGACGTGCGCGCCACCCCGCATCGCGAAACATTCTGGAGATTTGTCACGGGCAATGTGGTGACCAGCGCAGGGCTTGCCGATAACGTGGCCGTGTCGGCATCATTTTCGACAATGACCCGAACGTTTGCCGTCACCGCAATATCTCCAACGTCGTCACTCCGGTGGAAAAATTACGGACAAGTCCAACGACAAGGGCGTTGGCCCCACCCGCGAACCCGAATGCCGGATGCGTCAAGTTGATCGCGTCGCCGAGTCGCAGCGTATACAGCGCCCAGCGCGTGTCGAACGAATAGACGCGTCGATGCACGCCAAACAGGTCACAAAGAGTGTCCTTCACATCGCTGTCGTAACTCGCGTGCCAAGGATCGCTTGAGTCACTGGGATACTGATCGTACGCGAGGACATCATCGTCCGCCGACTCCCACTGCACGGCAATTGGGTACTTGGAGGAATTCGCCGCGTTTTGTGTTGCGATCGAGTAATGATCGCCGGTCCATTTTGCGCGGCTCGCATCCGTAACAGCGCCGGCAAACGACGTCTGTTGCGTCCAGTTGCGTTCGAGTTTGAGCTTGACGCCTGAAAAGGCAGGAATATCGCGTACCACTCGCAGACTCTTGATTTCGACCTGATCCTGCGTGAGATCGAGGACCGAGGTTAACCCGCTCGGATCCTTGACCACCCCTGCGTAGATCGCCCCGGCCTCATCGAAGGCATAGAACCCAACAGCTGCGGTCGCTAACTTGTCAAGCGCATCTGCAACGGTCATGCTTGCAGTTGCGTAGAGCGCAACCTCGGCGTTCAGGTCATGGATTCCGATAGCCAGCTGCCCGCTCGGCAAGGCGGTATGGCGTTCGAGAATTCGGCGCATGAGATAGGCGCACCACAAAGACCTTCCGCCGGCAATGCTTATCGTCGTTGTGCCCTGCGTATAGACCACTGCGCCCGCAGCCACCTCATCAATAAGCTTCGACTCAAGAACCAAGGTGGTCCCTCCGCCACTCATTGATTTGACCAGATGTGCCCCATTGTTCTGCTTGTTCAGGGCCCCGGTGATGTACAACGTCCAATTAGGCGTCAAGCCAGGGATCGACGCGAAGGGCGTCCCGCTCGCCGCCACGATGCTATGAGTCGAGGCAACAAAGGTTACGCCGCCGGCGTAGGTTCCCGACCCGGTCTTACCGCGCGCCTCCAGATGATGACCGCCAGTCGAAGTCGCATCCCGGCCTTCAAGTAACCAGTTCTCGTAAATTGACCGGCCGCCGCTGCTGATATCGCATGTCACCGTTCCGGCCGGCGCGCTGGAAAGAGTGAAAGATCCGTCGGCGCGGTCGGCGGTGAAGGCGACGGAAACACCATTGTCGCGAACGTCGTCGATGACGTTGACCTCGAATGCGTTGCACCGATATTTGAGCGTAGCCGTGTCTTCGCAGACCGGCGTTATGTTCCGGCAGAAGCCGTAGGCGATTGGCTTCAGCGCATTCGCATTGGGTCCGGTACCCATTACCTCCGTCGTGAGCGGAACGTCGAGCCGCTTTTGCATGTCGCGAATCTTAATGAGCAGCGTTGCGCCTTCAGTCGCCGTCAGTGAAGCTGCCGTTAGCGCACCGATCTGACGAAAGTCCGAGCGGTTCCATGACGCATCGCCAAGATAGAGGTTGACGTCGCATCCCTCCCAGCCGTCGTCGAGCCAGGAATCAAGTTTGCGATCGCCATTGGAGATCTCGATGTCGCCCCACGATGGCGTCGATCGACCGAGAAGAAACTCGCCCATGCGCAACGAAAAGGCCGGCGTGGCGCTGATCCGATCCTCATAGCAAATGTCTGCTGGCGTGTCGGCGGAACCCGTAAGAAACCCCCTGTTCGAGAGGTACCGAGTGGTAAGCGCGCCGGCACCGGCGGCGCCAACATAAGGACTCGCCTCGACGAGAAGCACGCGCCTTACCGCATCGGCCAGCTGCCAATCGAGGAACTCTTGGTCAGATATCACGCCGCCAGCTCCTCTACCAACCGCTGCAGCTGGTAAAGCATCCGGCCCGCGTCCGCCGCCGCGCGCGCGTTTCCGCTGCGAACCTCCGTTCCGACCATTTGCGCAGAAGCGAATTGCGCCTTGACCATTTCGTACCCTAGTTGATCAACGTGTTCGGCGAGCTTATCCATCCTTCGCGAAACATCGCCGCCCTCGATTACTGCAGCACGGCTGTCGCTGGCTGACAGGACGCGCACTGGTGCGGGCGCGTACATGAGTTCTATGCCTCGTTCACCGGCGCCGAACATCCCGCTGGCTATGCCGCCGTCAGCGAACAGCGGTAGCCCGTGGTCCTTTGCCCACTGCTCCGCCGTGCCGTTCGGCTTGCCGAGAATGTTGTTCACGTCGGCGAGGCTCATGCCTATCCGTTTGGCCTCCGCGTAGATGGTAGCCTCTGCGACGGGCGCCGATTGAGTGGCTGATAGATTCATCGCGGCGCTTTGAATCTGCTGCGTCGACCCGACGAGCGATCCGCCCTTGTCGTACCACATGCCCGACGATTCCAACCACGTCGCCCCGGCCGCGGACTGATACCCGAAGCTGGTCGGCCCGCTTGCAGCGGCTACCGTCGCGTCTGCGACCTTTGATACCGCCAGGGCCGCCGTCAGGCCCTCGATGGCCTGGGCGACCGTCAGCACCGACTCGTTGATGGTCACAAGCCCAGAGACCTGCATGCGCAGTTGCTCAAGTTGCCGCTCGGCGATGTCAGCCTGCCGGTCGGCCGTGCCGCTGGCCTGCTTGAGCGCGTCCTGTACATCGGCAAAGTCGCGTGCATACTGCGCGCTGCTGGCATAGTAGGCGCGCGACGTGTTCAGGAAGTCCGTCGACACCCCTTGCAGTTGCGTGAGAGCGCTTTCATCCCCGAGCTTCGCGCGGCTGGATACATCCATGAACGAGGCGCGCGCCGCTTCATAACGCTGCTGTGGCGTCAATGGCGAGAGATCGCCTAGCAGCATCCCCGACCGGAAGACCGTCATCGTCGCCGCGAATTGGCGCATCCGCTTGGCGGTGTCATCCAGCACCGCGGCCTGGGCCTGATACGCTGATCGCAGGTTCGCCTTCGCGGTATCGACTCCTGCCGCGGCGGCCGATGCCATTTGATTCGCGGTGTCCAGCACGTCGCGCGCCGCTTGCAGGAGGCTATCATTGGCCGCGCGGTGCATGTTCTCCGCGTCCTGCACTGCAATCGTCCGCGCCTTCTCGGCCTGGATTTGGTCGAACAAGGCCTGGTTCGATGCGTCGAGGGCATCCCGTTGCTTTTCCAGCAACTGCGCCGACGTCATCGTCAGCGAATCGTATTCAGCCTGCAATGAGTTGCGCTCATTGGCGATATCGGCGAGCGAGCGCGCGGCTTCTGTTACGGTGTTAGTTGTCGTCGCGGCCGCCCGCGTGACAAGATCAAGGGAACTCTTCAACGCGACCATCGTCGCAAGCTGATCCTGGCCGGCCTGCGTCGTGATGTCAATCCCTGAAGCGATCGCCTTGAATTCTTCGGCGGTCTGTGGGAGCCCAGCGGCCGCCAGTGCGGTGCGTGCATCTGCCAGCTTCTCGGCCTCGCTCTTGACAGATTCGACGAGAGAACGCTGCACGGCCTGTGCGGTCAGATACTTCGGCAGCGCCGTTGCGAGGTCGCCAAAGTTGGTCGCGAGAGACTCGGCGGCGCTGGTCAGTTTCGGGTCGGCGATCGCGTGTATCAGGTCCATCAACTCGCTGCTGTTCAAAGCACCGAGCAAGTTGGCCGCACCGCTCGCATCGGCATTACCGAGAGAGGCATTGCGCGAACTGATCATATTGCCGTTGGCGTCATACACCCAGCGATAGGCCGAGCCCGCGGACGTTCCGGCCGGGTCGAGCTTGTACCCTTGATTGATCGAGACGCCGGCCATCTGCTTGCCGGCAGCGGCGTACAACGCCGCCACTTGCTGATAAACGCTCGTGGCGAGTGACTGGGCACCGAGCGTGTCGCCGCCGGACATCGTGTAAGACGGCGAGTATCCGCTGGCACTCACGCTGCCGTACTGGCCTTGCTGTGGCCCGCCTCCCTTGCCGAAGAGTCCGATCGCGTTGGCAATCACGAGCGCCGCAGCCGCGTAGGGTGCAACCGCGAGCAGCGATGATCCCATGCCCGCCATTGCTGCGCTCGCCGATTCCATCACGGTCGCGCCTGTGCTCATCATGGTGCTGAACGTCGGCAGCACGGTGCCCAGGTTGCCGACGGCCGTTCCAATCGAGGGAAGGCCGGAAAGCAGGCTGGCGCCACCCAGGGTGCTCGCGATCGATCCGCCGCCGCCGATGGTGCTGGCGGCGTTGGCCATGCCGGACATTCCCATAGAGCCGGCCACGGAGGCGACCGCCGAGAAGACGAACGGCCGCGCAAAGAACTGGTAGGCGGCGTCAGCAACCGTCGTCTTGAAGGTGTTCGACAGGGCGTCGCAGAAAGCCTTCCAGGCGTTCTTGCCTCGCTCGGTCATTTTCAGGAAAACATCATGGAAGTTACTGTCGAACCTACCGACCGCGCTCTTCCAGATCGGATCCACTTCTTCGGCGAGCTTCTTCACCTGGGCGACGCTGTCAGTGACCATCTTGCGATCGACGAGGTTGGTACCGGCCAGGCTCTCCATCTTCTGGCCCAACGCGTCGAGCTGGGGGATCAGGCCGGCGCGGATCTCGTCAGCCTTTTGCGAGGCGCGGATTCCCGCCAACCAACCGCCGTCGCGCTCGGCCTCCTGGCGCACGGCCTCGAGCTTGGCCTTCAGGGTGGCAAAGAGCGCATCGAATTCTTGCTTCGCGGCATCGAAGTGCGTCTGGTTGATACCCGCATCGAAAGTTGCCTGGATCTGGGCAATCAGCTCTTGGTTGTTGTCGGCATAGGCCTTCTTCATCGCCAGGCCGTTCTTGGCAATGAAGTCGAGCGTGAACGCCGCCTCCATATCGCCGCGCTGTTTGGCCTCATCGGCGCGCCGTGCGGTCTCATCGCGGGCGGCCTTGTCGTCGATAACCAGAAGATCGTCTTGTGTCTTCTGATGGTTTGCCACGCGTTGCGCATCAAGCTCACTGATGGAGGCATTGAGCTTGGCGGCCTCTTCTTTGGAGGCGCCAGTGAGCTTCTTCCGCGCCGCCAGAATCTCGGCGCTGATCTTCTCCTCGGTGAGCCTGGCCTGTTCGACGACGGCTTGGCTATCGGAGAGCTGTCCCAGCGTGTTGAGCGCCTTGACGTGATCGCCGGCAGCCTTGAGCTCGATCTCTTTCAGCTTGAGCGTGTCATCGATACGCGCCAGCATCACCGCGCGCGATTCCCTGCCCAGGGCGCGCAGCTCATCGCTGCGCTTCTTGGCGATGGCGGTCTCGAACTGTTCCTGCGTCTTGGCCAGCGCGAGCAGTTCCTTCTCCGAAGCGCCCGCTTCATTCTTGGCCGAGAGCAACTCCATGTACGCCTTCCGACTCGCCGTGAGGTCCTTGGTGTATTCCTTCTCGATGTTGCCCGCCGTTTTGGTGGTGCCGACTAGCTTTTCGTAGGCCTTCTCGGCGATGTCAACCTTTTGCGACAAGTCGGCCGCCGCCTTCGCCGCGCCGCCTTGCGTAGTGCCGGTATTCATGCGGGCGCGGATTTCCGCGATCTTGCGCTCCGTCTCGACGATCGCCGCAAGGCGCTCCTTCTCCGGCATGACTTGGTCAAAGGCGAGCGCGCCGGTCATCTTCATGCCGGACTGCAGATCTTTGAGTTTCTGCTGCAGCTTCTCCAGCATCGCTACATCGGATCGATCGAAGAAGCGGAAGATCGGATCAAAGATACGATCCACCGATTTTTGGATCTCCCAATTGCGGTTGAGGTATTCGCCGATCTCCCAGCCACCCCAGAGCGCAAATCCGATCAGTCCGCCCTTGGTGCCGGCGCTCAAGGTCTGCAGCCGCTGCATTCCGGCCCCGGTTACAAAGAGCAGCGTCTCCTTATTTAGTAACGCCATGCTGCCGCCGGCAGCCAGTGCAGCGGCGTGGATTGCGCCTATCGACGTTGCGATGGCGTAGCCGCCGGCGACCAAGGCGCCCGGCAGCAGGAATTCCTTGGCGATGTCGAACGCCGCCTTGAGCATGAAGCCCAGATACACAACAGCGTCCGAGATCGACTTTAGCGCGTTGATGAACTCTTTGCTGCTGACGAAGGTGGTCAGCTTCTGCATCGCCTCTTTGCCCGCTTGTGTGAGCGAGGAGAAGCCGGTCGCGGCCGAGAGTGTGAGCCTTTCCTGAAACGCCGAGGCGACACCGGAGATGGTCTCGCTGTACTTGTCCGCCGCCTCCGAAAACCCGGCGAGCCGTTTCATCAGAAAGCTGTACAGCCCCTCGGCGCTCGCCTTGGCCTTGGCGATGTCCTCATCGCGCAGACCCAGCGCAGTGGCCAGGGTCGATGACGCCGCGGTGATGCCGCCGGCGACCAGGTCGCGCAACTCCTGCACCACTTGCTGCGCCGGCAAGCCCATCGCCTTGACGGCGTTGACGCCGGTGACGGTGAGCTGGCGGATCTGCTCCAGGCTCATGTTCGCGGCCATGCCGGGGCCCAGCAGCGCCCGGTAGGCATTGACCAGCTCCTCGGTCGAGGCCGCGGTGCGGATCGCGTCCTGGTTCAACTTGGCCATCATGTCGGCCGAGATGGTCATCGCCCGGCTGAATTCGAGCGCCTTGCCGCCGACCTGGGTCATCGACGACAGGATGCCGGCCATGCCGAGCTGGTTGGTCTCCATGCTCGCTGCGAACTCGCGGCCCAGGCGCGGCAGGTTGAGCAGGGAGTCGCGCAGCGACTTGACCGCCTCCAGCGCCAGGTTGATGCCCAGCGTGCCAATGTTGAGCTTGGTGAGCAGCTTGACGCCCTGAGAGATCGACTCGAGACCCTCGCGCGTCTTGCCGAGCTTCGGGACGAGCTGCTCGGTACTCTTGCCGATACTGTCCAGCTTGGTGGCGGTCTGCTCTCCCGCCGCACCGACCGCATCGATCGACTTAGCGACAGCGCCCGCCTCGGTGATGGCGACCTTACCATCGGCCGTGATGCGTATGCCAAACTGGATGTCGCCGCCGCTCATTTGCTATACTCGATCCATGAGTCCGCTATCGGTTCTACTGATCATCGCCGCCTTCATCCCCGCATACATCGCGGCGGTGCGGCACACGGGCACCTTGGCGATCGGCGCAACGCTGCTCTTGTGCCTCACGACGGTGGTCTTTCCGCTCACCTGGCTCATCGCTTTGCTGGTCGCGTCGCTCTGGCCACGGCCTATCCCTTCTTCGCGTTGAGCACCCGCTTTGCGGCCTCTTCCATGACGCGAAGGCCAGAGAAGATCTCGGGACGATCCTTCTTCTTCACGCGGCAGCCCATCCACACTTCGCGCAGCGCCTCGTAGATCAAGCCCTCGTACAACGCGCCACCCATGCCAACGGTGACGACTCGCCACTGTGTGCCCATCGCGAGGAATACATTCAGGGTGGTGAGGTTTTCCGGCCATATCTCGAATCCCTCTTCGGGCTTCCCCTCTATCTCGGCGGCCCGATCCGGCAGCCCCAGGCCGCGCAGATCGGATGCCAGCTCGTCTGTCCCTACTTCGCCCGCGCCGCCGGCCCAGTATTCCGCGGCGCCGGCGAGTTTTTTGCCTTGGCTCCCGACATCGAGCCGTAGAAGGTCTGCACCAGCGTCGGTTGCACCGGGTAGATGCCGAGGACGCGATCGATGTTCGCGACCTCAAATGACATGGCGTTCCCGTCTTCGTCCAGGACGCGGCGCCAGTCCAGGAACACTTCGTCAAGCAACTGCCTGTCGGTGAGGGCTTCGGGTTTGTTTCCCTCCTCGTCGGCCGTGGGGGCCACGCGATCATTCAAATCCTGCATTTCGTCGATCGAGAGGCGCTTGAACTTGGCGTCGAAGGTGAACTTCTGAGACTTCCCCTCCTCATCCAGAATGAATACCGTGACTTCCGTCCAGTAGTGGGGGGATACAGCAACTTTGAACATTTCGACTCCTTTACTTATGGCAACACCCCGGGAGCGTTACTCCCGGGGTGTGTCGATGGACACAGGCTTAGATGTTGGTTAGCGCGATCTCGTCGTTACCGGCAGACGGCGTCGGTTCCAGGGTGAGCTTGTAGGCGAGCATGCCTTCCACCTGGTCCTCGGCCACGTTCACCACCCGCACCTTGAGGTCCGACTTCAGCTTGCTGCCAGCGACGGTGCCGTGCGTGTTGGTGAGAGTAACCACGGTGCCGGCAACCGCCAGCGCGTAGGGATCGAAGGTCGCGAGCGCCGGCGCGAGCACGGTGAGATTCGCCGTCGGCTTGCGGTCGGTGATCGCCACTTCGTGTTGCGGACCCGGCAGGTCGATGCGGGCGATCTGGTTGCCGGTGTCGTATTCCAACGAGGAAAACGCCAGATCCACGGCGTTCAGTGTGACTTTGCCGGTATTGACTGAGTTGGCGGCGTCTTCGTACGTCCAGCCCGTCTTGACGATGCCGGCGATGCTGGCCGCCGAGGGAGCGGTGTACTGCGAGGTCAACTCGACGATCAGCTTCGGTATGCCCTTTGCCGCGATGCTCACTTTGACGTTGCCGCGCGCGCCGATGAACTTGTAGAGCACACCGTCGATCTCGAGGTAGGCGGTACAACTACCGAACGCGGTGCTCACCAGGTTGTAGGCGGCCGAGGTAGCCGCGACGATCGTTTCCGCGTAACCGCAGGCGAGCATCATGGGCGCCCACTTGGGCGCAGTACCGGCGGCGGCCGATCCGGCCAGGGCGATCTCGAAGGATAGCTTTGACCACTTGGACGTGATGATCTTGCCGCCAACGCCCAGGTAGGGCTGGTCGATGTTGCGGTCGACGATCTCGGCGTCGAAGCTGGTAAGGCTCACGTTGCGCGCCTCGAACCAGTCCGTGGCGCCCGCCGGCGTCGGGTCGGTGGCGTAGGTCACCTCGGCCTTGAGGACGACGGCCTTCTTGCGCCAGAAGCGCGGGCTCGCGAGGATGTTAGACATGTTTCTTTCCCTTCACGGTAGTTGATTGGGTGTCTTCACCGGCGGCGGCATCGGCAGCCGCCGCGTCCGCGCCGGCAGCCGGCGCCGGATCCGCAGCCACGGCGGGTGCCGCCGCCGTTTCCGTTTCCACCGGAGCGGGCGTGCGCAGACCGGTCACCGGATCGACCACGTAGCGGCCGCCCTTGCCCCAGTAGGGATCGGTGGTGAAGTCGAGGCTCTTGGGTTCGCTCATAGCACGCTCCTGTCGTAATAAGCGGTTGTGTAGACGTCTTGCCACCACATGTGGCCGTCGCGGAAGGCGAGCAGGCCGCTGCGGCCGCGCTCCAGTGGGTCGTAGGCATCGGTCGGCTGCCAGCCCAGGAGCTGCGCCTTGACGGCAGCGCGCAGGCTTTCCATATCGCCCTGCGCCGCAGCACCCTTGGGGTCCGAGACGTTGCGCACCACCAGGATCACGCCAACGCTCGCGGCAATGCGCTGGATCACGATGGAGACCGCGGCACCGGGGCCGGGGTTTTCCTCGAGGGGGATCACGTAGGCCGCCGGCGTGGCGGTTGGGTTCGTTTCGGCTGCGTTTTGGAACTCGACGGCGCCGCCGACCAGCTTCAGGGCCGCCACGTTGTCATCGAGGCGCTGTGCGATCGCCGCGATCATCGCACCTCCCTGGAGAACACCCGCTCGCTCGTGACGATCTCGACCGTCTTCTCCGGCGCCGCGGCGGCGAGTGGTGCCGCGTCCTCAAGGCGTGCCTTGCCGGCCTGGATGTCACGCAGAAAGGCGACGGCATCCTTGTAGTCGTCACGGGCGCGTTCCGTCGCAGCCTCGCCCAGGATGTTGTAACGCGCGATCGCGCAGGCCACCCTGGGGAGGTTTGGCGGTACCGGGCTCAGCGGGATGCCGTAGCGGCCGGACACATAGCTATGGATCTCCGCATCGGCGTCGGCGAGTGCGCGATCGACGGCACCGGTCGCCAGCATGGACTCACGTTGCGTGAGTTCATCGGCGCCGTAGCGTTCCTCCAGATCGGTGCGCGTCGCGTAGGTCATGAAGCGTTACTCGCCGGCCTCGATCTCGATATCCTCGACAGCGAGCCGCTGCTCGGCGCGGATCTGCGCGAGCTGTTCCTTGGTGAAGTTGGTCAGCGGCACGCTGACCGCTTCCTTGCTCCAAGCGCGGCCACCGCGGCGAAAGCCCTCGACAGAGGACGTTACCCGGATGCCGCGAACCGTATTCTTCTTTGCTGCCATGTGCATTACTCCTCTTCTTGTCTTTCGGCCCCATCCCCGCCCGGATCACCCCGGGCGGGGATAGCGCGCTGCTCTCGCGGGGGTTATTCGATTACGGCGTGCCGGTCGAACCGAACGCGAGCTGCCAGAAGCCGTAGCCGCCAGCGGCGCGGGCCTCGGCGCCGAAGAGGAATTTCTTGCGCATGAAGACGCCATCGGCCTGCGGATCGATCTGATTCACGAAGACAGGCGCCTTGCGTTCCTGGTAGATAAACGGCTTGACCGGCTTGCTGGTGTCGAGCAGGAACCAGGCCGTGTCGGACGTGATCCGTCCGTCGCAAACGACCGTCGCCGTGCCCTTGTAGGGGTTCGGCTTGCCGTCTTCGAGGCGATCGTTGGTCATGAGCGCGTTGGCGGTATCTTCCAGCGCCGGGCCGACGAGCAAGACGTTGGGCTTGATGTTGAGCGGCCGCCCTTCGTCGTCCTTGAACTTCTTCATGGCCGTGCGATAGGCGCCGTAGCTCGCCTGTGCCGCGGCCAGCGTCGTGATGGTGAGGACCGCCGTACCCTTGTTGGAGACGCTCGCACCTTGGACGACGTGATCGGTGTCGAAGAAGAACTGGCCATCGAAGCACGTCGAGGTGAAGCCGTTATTGACCAGGTCGAAGACGATCTCGTCGGGCAGCTGCGCCGAGGATTCGCCGGCCATCTCCGCTTGGGGCTTGTAGACGCCGAGGGTGTCGTCTTCGATATCGTTGCGATCCACTTCGATGGTTACTTCGAAGTCATCATTGACGACGGTGTACTTGAAGGCTTCCAGCGCCTTGATGTGCTTGTCGCCGACCCACTTGCGCATACGCGGAAACTTCGACAGCCAGGCGTAGATGTTCTGCCCGGTGCCGGAGGGGACCAGCATGGCGATCTTCGGCCAGACCGTCTCTGCCTTGGAAAACGCGTTGTTGAAGAGCGTCTTGATCGAGAGGAAGGCGGCGTCGAGCGACGCCTTGTTCACCAGCAGGCCGCCGAAGGCGATGAGCGGCAGGTGTTCGGTGCTCAACGTCGGCGGTACGGCAGCGCCGGCGGGAATGGCGAGCAGTGCCGTGAGGCAGATGCCGACCAGGGTAACGAACTTCAAAGCAGCTTTCATGGGTTCTCTCCCAGTGAATGAAGGGGATGGCTAGCGCGGGTTAGGCGCTGGGCGTGATCGTGATCACGACGTCGGCCGTGACCGCCGCATCGTTGGTGCCGCCCACCGTGACGCTGATCACGTCGCCGACAATCACCGTCTTGGCGGCGGTGGGCGCCGCGCTGTCGACGTCGCCGGCGGCCGAGGCAGCCTGGGTGATGGTGACCACGCCGTTCGTGATGGCCGCGGCGCCAATCTTGCCGGTCAGGGTGGCGTCGCCCGTCGTGAGGGCGGCGTTCAACACCGTGCGGATCGCCGCGATGTCGCCCGCCACCGGTGAGACGATGCGCAGCACCTTGGTATCGGCGCCCACCAGGGAGACCGAGCCCATCGGCAGGCAAATCTTGTTGGCGCCGCCACCCAGGTTGGTGCGTGCCGTGGCCTTGGTATCCAGGTCCGACAGGTTGTTCGCCGCAAGCAGGCTGCCGGCCGGCGATACATAGCCGTCGTAGCCCATGCGCACCCAGACGCCGCTGGAATCCACGTCGGCGATCAGACCGGCTACACTGCGCGTGCCGCCGCCCGTGGTTTTGGCGACCGTCTGGTCATCGACGATATAGCAGACATCGCCGATTTCGGCTTTGGTGATGGCGTCGGCGTCCGCGCTGTTGGCGAACTGGAAAGTACCGCGCGCGACTGACGCGTTGATCGCGGCAGCCAAGCCGAGGCTATTGTCGGCCCGGTTCTCGAACCGCCCGACGCAGATCAAGCCCGTGGCGGTAACGCCTGGCTTGACGTTGCCCGAGCTATCCAGGACGGCGATGGCGCCGCCGTAGCAGAGGACGGCGGCGGCGACGGGATAGGAAAAGTCATCCCCGGAGCGGCGCGGGGTGTTGCGGTCAGCGGTTAAGGCCATTTCGGTCTCCTAGCGATTAAGGGAATCAGACCACCGCCTGAAGGGCGGCCGTCTTGCTGTACTCCTCGGGCGAGACGCCGAGTTGCGCGCACACCGACAGCGCTTCGGCGGAGAGCGCCGCCGGGTCATCGCCAGCTGGGCCTTTGCCGCCGGTCTGCGTGGCGCCCGGTTTCACGATCGGCGGCGCGTTCTCGATGTAGGCGGACAGGGCCGCAAGATCCTTGGCGCCGAACTCCCGCGCCCAGGCTTCCATCGAGGGAATCAGCCGGCCCGCGGCGAGCGCATCCTTGATCACCGTGTCCAGCTTGGTCGTGTTGAGTTCGTTGGTCAGCGCGGCGACCTGGCCCTGCAGGTCCTGCATGGTGGCGATCGCCACGTACTTGGCCGGATCCGGCGTCGCGGCCGACAGCGTCGCGATCTGATCGCGCTGACCGGTGACCAGCGCGATCAGGTCGAAACTTGCCGCCGCAGCGACCGTCTGATCCTGCTTGATCGCATCGGTGAGCTTCTGCAGCTGGGCGAGAACATCTTCGGCGGTCGAGCCGACCGGCAGATTCAAGAGCCAGCGCAATTGTTCCAGCAGGTCATCCATCGAATTCTCCTGTGTGAGATGGGCGAGCGAAAAAGAGGCGGCCGCCAGCTGGACTTCGTCCATGCCGTCGATCGCGGGGGTGTTGGTGATGGCGGCCATGAGCAGCGCCGTGACAGCGCCCGTCGTCTTGTCGTAGGCAATGACGGGCGAGATGTACTTGTACTCGCCGGCGGCGATCATCTCTCGCGTGCGCTCGGTCCAGCCCACGTCGATCGCGAAGAGCCCGATACCTTCCCGCCATTCCAGTTTCTTGAACCATCCGGCCGCCGGTGCGGGCTGGCCGTTTTCCTTGGAGCGCAGCGTCTGGTGATCGAAGTCGATGACGAACGGCGTCTCGCGCGCATCCGCCGCGGCGATCAGATTCGCGGCCAACGCAGCGTCGATGCGCCAGGCCGGCGCATTGATCGGGCGACCATCGACGGCGTGAAACTCTCCGGCCGGCAGCAACTGGATCTCGCTGCCGGCGGTGAGCGCGATTGCGCATGCCGCGATTCCGGTCAGGATTCGACCGGGTGCGTGGTGGGCTGGGGTCTTGCGTGGCATGACCGACAGTCTCCCCGGGCGCGCGCGGCCCAGGTATCCGAAGCGCTTCGGTCAATGGGCTCGCGACGCGCTCGAAATATTTTTCGGTTTCGCTGCTTTTGTAACGCGTTACCGGATAAATAATCATGGTCCCTGACACCCATAGGAGACCACCGTGCGAGAAGCCATGCCGCAATATCTCGATCGCCTAGCAGTCGATAACTCAACGAGTACGGCAGTGAACCTGATGCAACGGGCCGCGAGGAATCCCAAGTCGAAGAAGTACGCAATGGTGGCTCGCTGCGTCCAGTGCGAGCACGGCGTGGATGACGAGGGGTGGCATGAGCGCATCCGCAACTGCCGCGCCAAGTGCGCGTTGCACGCCCTTCGTCCATACCAGGCCGGCGACGAAGACGACGGTGCAGACAAGCCATTCGATGAACAAGCGTCGGTCGGTACGAGCTTCGATCCGGCCATCAAGGCGCTTTCCAACCCAAAATCACGGCGCTTAGCCATCAATGCGTACTGCTGGGACTGCATGGGTGGCGGCAAGCAGGCGAACGTCCAGCGGACGATCCAAGAATGCGGGATTTCGGGCTGCATGATCCATCCGGTTCGGCCTTATCAGCAAAAGCCAGCTAGCGACGAAGATGAACATAGCGTTACCAACGCGTTAATGTGCGCCTGACGCACCTCTATTGAGACGAACGTTCGCCGGAGGTATGTTGGTATCACCCGGATTCCAGTAACGCGCTGTAGGCCCCATAAAGCGGTCGGGAGCAAAATCTCCGGCCGCTTTCATTTTTGCCCCCCGATGTAGCCGGAAAGCATGGTCAGGATTTCGTCGGCGGCACCCTCCTGCAGACGCCGGTCGGGGTACACCGGGAAATACGGCCGCGCCGGGATGTGGATCGTGTGCCCGCCGGCCGTAAAGTCCACTGTCCGCGTGCGCTTGTGCTTTGCCTTCGCAAAGACCGCCAGGTTCTTGGCCCGGCCCTTCGCGCCCTGGCGCAGCAGATTGCCCGTTGCCGTTGTGCGCAGCCGGACCGAACCCGAGTAAGCCTGCCGCTCGATGTCGCCGCCGAGCTGGTGGATCGCCGCATAGATGACGTTGGACCCGATGCCGGCCGAGCCCGCATCCCAAGACGGCGTGATCGAGCCGGCCAGCCGGCCGGACTCCTGCAGCATCCTGGCCTCGGCGCCGCGGCGCTTCTTCGTTGCCGGCGACAGCGGCGGCCAGGCGCCGCCGGGCCCGGACTGCGCGGCAAGGTTCCCCTCGGTTCGCGACAAGAGATAGGTGGAGATCGCCCGCGTTACTGGCGTGAGATCGCCCAGGCGCCCGAGGAGTGTATTGAACGCCGCCCTGGCATCGTTGTAGATTTCGATCTTCGCTTTCATGCGCTATACTCGATCCCGTCGTGACGACGCATGGAAATTCTCGTAGATGCCACGCGGCCCGTCTTCCCGCGCAAGCGGGCAATCGGAGCAATGGTGGGGTTACGGCCACCCGTCACGACGCCTCCTCCCCCATCTTGATGAAGCGCCCGTGGTTCTGCAGCCGTTCGGCGCCGTCTGGCCCGGGCGGGATACGGTAGACGTTGACGGCAGCATCGATGGCGCCGATCTGCCTTGCGCGCCAGCCCGGCGTTACCGGCATGAAGATCACGCTGCCATCCGCGAGATGCGCGGCATAGGCCAGGTTGCCGTGTTGGTGATCCCAATAGACGGCATCAGGCTTGGCCACCAGCCCCGGCAGCATCATGTATTGGTCGGCATTAAGCGCAATGCCGGCGGCGATATGCTCGGGCGAATCCGCATGCCAAAGCCGCTTGTCCGGCATCACCAGGACGCGCGTTACCTCCGCCTCCGGCGCCATGCGCCGGGCGAAGTCGGCGATCGGCTCATCGACGAAGCCCAGCACGAAGGCGTCGGGCCCGGCACCGGGTCGCGGATCTTCACCACGCGTGCCGACAATCTCATCAACCCGATAACGCCAGGCGGCCATCCTCGCCGGCGAATTGTTGAGGGACTGCCATGCCTGGGCGCGAATGTCGCGGCTGGCGATCGCCGCGACCCGGCGGGCAAGCTCGACCTCGACGCGCCAGCCATCGGCCGGCGAATGATCGAAGCCCGGGTCGGGCGTCCACAGATCGCCGGTGCCGGGGTCGCGAAAGCCCGTGACTTCCATCTTGCCGCCCCGCGGGCCAAGATCCGCGACGATAGTCTCGAGGTGATTGGCGCCGCTGGAGAGAGCCAGCCCTTCGCGTTCCATATCGGCCTGGGTCAGCGGCCGCACACGGCAGCGGCAGCGGTAGCCGTTTGGCGGATAGATGACGCGCCAGATCGGATCGTCCCAACGGAACACGCGCCCGTTCAACGCCCGGTGTCCGGGCCGTGTTCTGCTGTCCAGGATCGCGATGTACTGCCAATAGGGATGACTATCGGACGCTTCGACCATCGCCTTCATGCGCCCGGCCATGTAGGCCGCCTGCAGGTTGGTTCGAAACACGGTCTCCAGATGGCTGGGCGTCATCCCCTTACCGGGAACGATCTCGCCCGTGGCGGGGTCGTGTAGCCACCGGCCGAGCCAGCCTTGCGCCTGGAGTTTGGGCTTCAGGTCCTGCAGGAAGTCGGCGTAGGTGGTTCCGTCCAGCAGCGAGCGCTCCAGCGCACTGCGGATGTCGCCCAGGACTTGCGCCTTGAGGACGCCAGCCACGGAGAAGCTGCCGGCGCGTACGGCGTTGGCGGTGGCCACCCAATTGGCGGCCACGCGCATGCCGCGCGACTGGTAGTACTCGACCGCCCGATCGGGGGGCAAGCCAAACGCCAGCGCCAGGTTGACGGCGTCAGGCATGGCTGCGCCGAGCGGCA